TTTTTTAGTAATAATTTTAAATATTCAATTATGAGAGCCGTAAAAAATTACACTCCAAACATGATGGACGATTTAAGTTCTTCCATCCAAGTAAATCAATCCAATTTTGATTTAAGTAGTAACATTGCAGTTGCAACAAGTTTAGACTTTGCCGAAAGGTTTAATAAACGGCATGACAACGTTATGAGTGATATAAGGCTGATTATCAGCAAGTTAGGAACTGAAATCTCACTCCTGAAATTTCAGGAGTCAGATTATACCAATGAAAGGGGCAAAAAATACCCATGTTATGCAATTACTCCAAGTGGCTTACTTTTATTGTCAGGTTACTATGATGTAACTGTACAATCAAACGTTTTAGATTGGGTATCAGATTTACAGAAGCAAGTGAATTACCTCACTAATGCTAATGATTCTGTTCCTTTACGCTTTGAGAAGGACTTTGTTAGGGACTTTCCTAAGGGTAATGATGGTGGCTACTGTACTAATGCTTATAACATATTATATGATAAGGGTGGACTTGAAGCAATAAGCAATCTATTTCACTATTGCGCTAGCTTAACCTTAACACAGAATCCTCGTAAGATTTACATGGATGAGATTATGATAGTAGTTTTTAACCAGTTCCTAGATGCTAAGATAAGGAAGTATGGATATAAAATTGTATCAGGTAAAGACCATATAATACTTGAGATGAAACTTGTACTAAGCAATTCTCGTGATGATTCATACATTAGGAGCTTATCGCAGCAGAAGTCATACTTAGCACAACAGGTTAAAGATGCTAAAGTGGAGATTGGGTTACTTGAAGATGAAGTATCTAATATTAAACCTAAAGTATTTAAATGTGATATTAAGCGTAATCCTTCTTTTCCTGATAGGGCAGCAGGACTTAATAATGATATGGAGTTCTACATTGGTAAGCGTAAAGCACAACATGGTGGTACTTATATGTCAGGATTTGTACGTATATTCAATTTAGGTGTTGAGATAGATATAGCTGGAGCTGTAGGTTCTACATCTTTTATCTCTAAACCTAGAGGTGAGGAGAAGTATTCAGCAGACCTTATACTTAAAGATGGTGTAGCTATATGTACAATTAATACAAGAAGAAGCTATTGAAAGTAGTATCATAATATTAAAAGTTTACTATCTTTGCCACGTGTGAACTTCATTTTTCTTCTTACCTAAAAATCCAATGTGCAGCTACCTACACATTGGATTTTGCTTTTATACCTATTATGCTTATCTTTGTATGAACGTTTAAATATACTATTATGGAATCTACACCTAAAAAGAGTAAGAGAATGGGTTATGCTAAGGATGATGAGGTAAATCCGAGTGGAAGACCGTTAAGGGAGATAGAGCTTACGGAGGTACAGATAAAGCATATACTTAAATTATACAATGAGGGAGCCTCTGATGTAGAGGTTAAAGGTTACTTAGTTTTACAGTTTGATTCTTTCTCTAATCCTCTATGGGTTAGGTTATTGGAGGATACGGATAGCATATTTTCAGTAACCATAAAAACAGGTAGGATGTTATCAGCTAATTGGTGGGAGAATCAAGGACGTATAGCATTAAGGGATGGTAAGTTTAATAGCACACTTTGGTACACTTTGGTATATGAATATGAGGAATAGATTTGGATGGGCTGATAAGACCGAGGAGAAGCTTACCGTTGAGGATAGGCGTAAATCCATTAACGACTTATTCCCTGAAGTTGATGAAGCGTAGGGTTAATCCTAACTACATTCACCTTTATAGGTCAAAAGGAAAGTATAGGGGTGCAATCTTATCTGGTTCCTCCAGGAGTGGTAAGACTTATTCCTCTATACACTTTATTATCAAACTTTGTGCAGAAGCTATTACACCTATTACTATAAACATTGTAAAGGAAACGTACAATAGCTTTAAGACTACATTATACGATGACTTCAATAGAATCCTACCAGACTTCGGGTTATACTCGCCGTTTGATGATAAGAAAGAAGTTGATAGCTTTAAAATACTCAATAGCAAGATAAATCTATTAGGTGCTGATAAGCCTAGTAAGTTTCATGGAGCTAGTTGTGATTACCTTTACTTCAATGAGATGCTTGATATAAGCAATGATGTATTTGACCAGGCTGAGATGAGATGTAGGGTATTTTGGTGGGGAGACTTCAACCCTAAGTACACTATCCATTGGCTTATTAACAAAGTTATTAACAGACCTGATGTGAGTATTATAAAGACCACATGGAAAGATAATCCGTACATTAGTGATGCTGAAAAGAATAAGATATTATCGTATGAGCCTACACCTACTAATATTAACAATGGTACTTCTGATGAGTATATGTGGAGTGTATATGGGCTTGGAGTACAGGGTGAGGTTGAGGGATTAATCTATAAGCACGTCAATTATATCAATGGTTTTCCAGAGGATATAGGCTATGTGTACGCTATGGATTATGGGTTCGTTAATGATAAGACCTCATTAGTAAAGGTAGCTATGACAGATACAGATATATTTGTAGAGCTATTGATTTATGAGGCTATTGATAACCCTATCACCCTTAACGCTATGTTGGTAATGGTTATTGATGATAAGAACCTACCAATTGTAGGAGATAGCTCTGATAGGTATATTTCAGAGGGTACTGGACTTGTTAAAATGACCAGGGATTTACAGGCGTATGGATGGAATATCAGTAAGGTTCATAAGACTAAGGATAAGATGTACTGGATTATGAAAGTTAAGGAGAAGCGTTTAAATGTTGTAAGTAATGCACTTGTAGGTTATGCTAAGAATGAACTACAATCCTATAGGTATAAGACTATAAATGATGTAGTTATCAATCAAGCAGAGGATGGTAACGACCACTTCTGCGATAGTTTATTATACGGAGTGAATAGTTTATCACGTCCCAGTTTGGAATTTATATAATAATTGTTATACCTTTGATAAAACTTTATCTATGTTTGGATTTAACAGAATAGCTAAACAGCCTGTAGAAACAAAGTCACTATCTGTGCCTAATATACAGCCTCCAATAATACTCTCAAATGGTGATGTATTCTATCCAGGTGTTTTTACCTCTAACCTCCTTACCAATAAGGTACTTGTAGAGATGTATGGTTCTTTACCAGAGATACAGATTCCAATAAACTATGTACTTGATAACCTGGCAACTATACCAATTAAGCATGTTTCGGTACTTAGTGATGGTAGTTATGTAGAGCTAAAGAATAGTTATCAGCTTAGAACGTTGAAGAAGCCTAACCAATGGCAAACAACCCAGGCAGCTTTCATTAAGCAGTTATTACTTAATCGTATAGTTTTAGGTATAAGCTATATCAATAGGATTGAGGGCGTGAATGGTGAGTATACACAGTTATATGTATTACCCAGCGAAACTACATTACCTAAGTTCACCATTAATAGTCAGAAGGATTTAAGGATTAATACTATTCAGGGTTATATTACTGACTTTGGATACGGTCAGCTACTTATACCAGAGGATCAGGTAATGGTAGATAGAGAGGCATCTTTTATAGACATTACAGGTGCAAGTTCACCTAGTAGGTTATTTTCAGCTATACTCACCAGTGATTCCCTAAGATACAATTATGAGGCTAAGGTTAAGATGTATAAGGATAGAGGTGCATTAGGACTTATATTCCCAAAGGAAGCAGGAGCAGTAATGAGTAAGGAAGCTGCTGATAAAATGAGAGCCACATACTATACCAGTAATGGTATTACAGGAGATAAAAGTCCATTCCTAATTGGTACTATACCATTGGACTATGTACCTGTTACATTTGATGCAAACTCCTTGAGGCTTAGTGAGAATAGGATTCAGGACTTCAATATGATATGTTCATTGATAGGTGTTGATAGTGTTATCTTTGGTATTACCCAGAGTACATTCAGTAACAAGGAGTGGGCTGAGAAAGACTTTTGGCTTACTACGGCAGTACCAACGTTTGATTCTCTAATGGGATTCTTAGGACTTATATTCGACTTACCCAATAACGAGAAGTTTATAGGTGATTATAAGGATATACCAATATTACAGTCTGACAATAAGAGTAAGGTTACAATCTACTCTACTATGTATAAGGATGGTGTTATCAGTAAGGAAGAATACAGAGAAGGAATGAACTTAATGGGTTAATACTATGAGCAATAGAGATAAAAAGGCTGATAAGGATAAGGATAAGCTTATCAGAAAACTTAGAGAGGCTAAGACTAAAAAACTAGAAGATGGAGTTAGAAAATTTCAATAACAGGAGTGAGCTTTACGCTTATCTTCATGCTAACAAGGCATCTCTTATAAGGCAAAAGAGAGCTACAGTTAAACATGCTGACGGTGTAGTGGTTTTAGTTCCACAGTTAATTACCCCGAATGGTGATATACGTACTAAGTTATTGGTGCAGTATAAAGCTGACCCATCTACTGCTGCTGCTTTACTGGATAAGGATTCATTAGCAGTTAAGGTAATTATAAATACATCTAATGTGATGGATTCACATGATGACGTACACATTCCTGGTTTATGGAAAAAGAGCCTTAACGAGAATAAGAACATATTATTCTTACAGGAACACAAGGTAGAGTTTGACCATATAATAGCTGATGGTGCTGAATTAAGAGCTTTCACAAAGGAATACCTGTGGTACGACTTAGGCTACACTATGGAGGGTACAACACAGGCATTAGAGTTTGATGCTACCATACTATTTAGGAGGAATCCTGAGATGTTCTACAACTATGCGATGGGTTATGTAAAAAACCATTCTGTAGGTATGCAATACATCAAGGTTGATTTAGCTTTCAATGATGCACGTTACGAAGATGAATACGCTGTATGGAGTAAATACAGGCCTATGATTTCAAATGGTGAAGTACCAGATGAGAAAGGTTACTTTTACGCTGTAACAGAAGCAAGGATATTAGAGGGTTCTGCCGTACCGCTAGGCAGTAATTCCTTTACACCTACAATTGGTGTTAAACAAGAGCCAGTACAACCTACTCTAAGTGTGAGCGAGTTACAATTATTATTTAAAATCATAAATTAAAAAACTATGAATGACGAATTAATAAAAGCTCTCAAAGCAGAGTTAGAAGCCTTTAAGGCAAACTTACCACAGTATGCTTCTCAGGAAGACTTGAAGAAGATGGGTGAGATTATGGAAGTTAAGCTGAAAGATTCAGCTATGACTAAAGAAGTAGCAGAATTAAAGTCCCTATTACAAGGACATGGTGAGCTACTGAAAAAGATGGAAGCCGTATCCATAGAGGGTACAGTTAAATCATTACATGAAACAATAATGGGTCATGCAGAGGGCATTATCGCTGTAGGTAAAGGTAAGGGTGATTTCACTTTTACAGTATCAAAGAATGTAGTGAAAGCTGCTGGTGATACTCTACGTGGTTCTGTAACTGGTTCTACACAAGCAATGCGTTTAACTGATGTAGGGCAGTTAGCAACTATCTCTACTGTTATCGCTCCATTGTTCCGCCAAGGACGTGTTGGTGCAAACTCTAACGGTGTTATCCGTTACGTTGATCAAGCTACCGCCACTCGTGGTGCTGCTATGACTGCAGAGGGTACGGCTAAGGGTGTATCTGCTATTACATGGCAAGAGTATACTTTACCTTTGCAGAAGATTGCTGATTCTATTCCGGTATCAACAGAAGCTCTTGCTGATGTGGATTTCATCTCTGGTGAGATACAACGTCTGTTAGAAGTGAACTTAGCATTGAAAGAAGATGAGCAGGTTTATAAAGGTAGTGGAACTCCTCCTAACTTGAATGGGGTTTATACAAGTGCAGTAGCTTACACCGCTGTAGCTTCTGGTATCACTGCTGCTAACATCTACGACTTGATCGTTAAGATGCAAGAGAGCATTGCTGCTACTGCTGGAGCTAAGTATCAGCCTAACTTTGCTATTATGAACCATGCAACTATCAATGCTATGCGTTTAACCAAAGACCTGAATAATAACTACGTTCTTCCTCCTTTCGTTAGTGCTAACGGTGATTCAGTTGCAGGTATTACTATCATAGCTTCTGCTGAGGTTACTGCTAATACTATGCTTGTTGGTGATTTCAACTATGGCACTTTGTACGTGTTGGATGATGTTACTATTAAGGTGGGTACTGTAAACGCTCAGTTTACTTCTAACATGGTT